GTAGATACCACGCGCGGCTTGCGAGTGCGATTAACCATTTTGTCAATTTGTAAGGGTAGGAGCAAATAAGTGCTTAAATATGACAGGCCTGTCCAAGTTACAGGCCCGCTCTTCCCCGTGGTCCCAGCTCAAGGGCTGGGCTTCGGGCCGCGATCAGCGCGCGCGGCCTTCTTCTTCTTGGCGGCAGCATGGCGTGGTTGCCGCTGCCGGGACTTCTTAGCCTTCACAGCACTGGACGCCGTTGTGATGGATCCGTCAACGTTGACGTCCACTTTGGCGGCCGCCTCCACGGGCTGTGCGCAGAGGGGTGGTGCGAGGATGGTTTCCGCTGTGGCGGCCTGGACCCACGCCGTAAAAAGGTCGTGGTCGAACTCCAGTTTGGATAGAGCGTCGTGGCTGTAGGTTGCCATCCAGGGTTGCTTGTCATTTGGGTACTGAACGGATGACGGTCCGTTCGTGTCCCAGCGCGCCATCTGACGTAGGCGTTCGTCATAGGCGACTGCACCGAAGAGCTCGACGACTTTCGTCGCAAGTTCCCCAATGATTGGCGTGTTCTTGTCCGTCAGGTAGAAGGAGCGAGCCTTCTCCTGGAGCTTCATGATTGGCGTAATGCCAGACGGGAGGTTCACAGTAGTGTGAAACTTCGATAGCTGCCGCGGGATGTCGCAGCAGGACGAAGTGTCTCCGTACCACACGTCCGGCCCGTAGATACGGGCCAGGAAAGTGATGCCAAGGTCTCCTCGTTTGACCTGGTCACACTCCAGCTTCAGGCCGAGCTGGTCAGCTGCACGCTGATATGCCTTCGTCGACACAGTTGGTGTCATGCCGTCGTCGCCACCGTAGATACCTAGGGCATCCCACGCCTCGCGGGGCGTGCGCTGGCGTCCGAGGTAAGGCTCGGATCGCAGCGCGAGGTAGCCGACAAATGCGTTGTCGAAGGTGTTGCTTGGGGATGTCTCGGGAGACCCAGATGCGCGCGACGTGCCGCTGAGGTATGATGTACCGTGGCGGCCGGTGCCGGTCAAGTTCTGCTGTGAGCGCAGGAGGTCCAAAAGGTCCGGAATGTAGCACTGTTTGAACGCCCGAGTGAAGACAATGGTCTCTAGGTGTCTCAGCAGGTTCGAGATGCGTCCGTCAAAGCGACTGAAGTCTGTGTTAACCGCGGTTTGGGCGTCGGCCAAGACGTCGACCACTCTCTGTGAGATTTCGATGGGAGTCTTGCCGAATGCGTACCACGGGGCTTGCTTCAAGAGGTCGCTGAACGGGTACACGAACTGTGAGAAGTCACGTTTGTCGGGTCCGTTGATGGTGCTGATGTTCCGAGGGTCCTTGCAGTTTGCGTTGGCCTCGCGCTTGCTAAAGCACTTGAACTTGCGGCGCGGCGTCTCGAGTTCGGAGGCCTCGAGAATGCGTCGCTGCGTGGGTCTGCTCTGCTGGTCGTACACGCGGCTCAGATCGCAGGGGTCTAAGCTGTGCGCGTCCGGTACGAGCATCTCTGCAAACTCCCTCATGCACTCGTCGATGTACGCGGTGAGCTTAAGTGGTGCGGACTTGAGGTCAGTGACCCGTGTCTTGATGCACCACTGCTCGTTCGCGAGTGTGTCGGAGGGCGCGAAGGCCCCGTGAATGATCGGGGCCATGAAGGCAGTGAGCGTGGGCTTAGCGTCCAGGTCTTGGACGTCTGATACCTTCTGATACATGCGTACGGCCTCCGCAACGGGGAACACGTACGCACGACCAGACCTTGGGGTCTGAGTCAGATGGTATGCGAGAAGCGGCGTGCTAGCTACACGCCGTTGGACAATGTCGCCGTCAGGGATGAGGCTCAACACAGCTGACTGGGTCAGCTTGACAGACTGGAACTCCGCCAGGGTGGCGATAGCGTCG